CTTTAGTCGTTGTATTAGCATCTGTATCTAAAGTAGCCCAACTAGCTGTGCTTGCATCTGTAGTTAAATATTTACCTGAGTGACCAGTCTGTGAAGGTAAAGCATCTACTGCAGTCCAAGCATTATCACCTCTTAGGAATGTTGAGCTTGATGCTGTGCCCGTTGCAGAGAGTTGTGCTATAGTTACTGAATCATCAGCAGTAGATATTTTAGCATCTAGCTGAGTTTGAATTGCTGAGGTTACACCATCAACATAATTTAACTCTTCATCAGTAGGGCTGACTGCAGCATTAACATTAGGGAATGTATTCTTAAGGGTAGTCTTGATACCTCTTATATGGTCATCACCCTCTGACACATTATCAGTAGCCGTAGGATTCGCTGTATTAAGTGAATCAATATAATTGAAAGTCTCAAGAGCCATAAGTTACTCCTATGCTGAAGCTGCTGTTACTGTTACTGTTACCTGAAGCGTATCACCTGAGATTACTGAACGTGAAGAACTGAAGTCAACCACACCATATAGTGTACCTGCTGTACCAGTTGCTGCTGTGTTTAAGAATGCACCTGCCACTGTTGCTGTACCAGTTACTGAGAAGTCTACTGAGCTTCCGTTAGTCATACTACCTGCACTGGATGCACCTTCTGTCCATTCCTTTCTACTACCTGAGTACCCAGAAAGTTCTGCCCAAGCGGAGTGTGATGCCATAGTGTCACCAGCCACAGGAGTACCTGCACCCTTGAGTCCTATATACCAAGTGGTTACTTGTGTTGTTGCGTGGAACTGTGTGTCGAGAATATGATTAAGACCTACAGTTGTAATTAGGTTCTTCTTCTCCTCTGTCCACTTCTCGTTGCCGTCTTTGTCAAGACAGACAACCTTCCATATGTTTGTTAATTCTACTCCTACGTCTTTCATTATTTACTCCGTTGTTATTCGTCAGGGTCAGCTACCTTGGTCCAGATAGCTGCGGTATCTTCTGCTTCATCATTCCACAGAAAGTTGTTTGTTGAAGTAGTGTCAGCTGTCATACTGATAGTGGCACTCTCTTCAAAGTTTACGTTGTTCTTAATATCTTGTGAGTTAGCTAGTGTACTAACAACTGGCATAGACACTGTGGCTGATGCTGTAGTGCTTGATGATAGTGCTAGTATAGCTGATGCTAACTTGATTGCATCTTCTTCGTTTAACTCAGTAAGATTTAACTGAGTCATACTTGCTGTTACTGGAATTGCTGCTGTCTGTGAACTAGATACAGAACTGTTAGCATTAAGTAAAGCTGTGTGTTGGTAAGTGCTAACTGCCCACGTATTAGTATCAGTAGCCCAGGTATTAGTATCAGCTGCCCAAGTGCTTTGAGCCATTAGCCTTCAACTCCTGAGTATATAGTTCTAACTCTCATAGCTGAACCTGAATGCCTATCTCTTGCGTCAGCCTTTTGAATCTTATCGATAGCTTCTCTGTATGCGTTTAGCCATACTGAGATACGCTCATCATTCTTAATGAAAGGTTCTGCCTCTAGTAAAGTACCATATAATAACACATCAGGTGCATTATTAGTTAGCCAGTTGTTAGTTACCGTACCACTAGTGCCATCACCAAGAGGTGTGAACTTCTCATAGAAAGCCATCTCCACTGTGTACACTGCATCAGGTATAGGTGCTAGTTGAATCTCATCACCTATCAGTGTATAAGCTCTAGGCTTACCTGAGGATGTGCCAGCATATAATCTATCTATCATCTCTGGAGTTATATACTCTAGTGAAGAAATAGGGTCTGTGTTTAGTTGGATGTTACGCATCTGTACATAACCACCAGGTAGGTTGTAATACCTTTTAGCTCCTGCTGTTAGCATAGTGCTACGTACTTCCATAGGTCTTATACGTAAGTCTCTATTTATCCTAGCTTCTGCTAAAGTAATAAAGTCAGGAATTCTGGATGTTAAATCACTGCGGTCTAGCCAATCAGCTATCGCGTCTTTAAGTCCTGTGTACGTATTTAAAGCCATCTATAGTTTTCCTTTAGTTGTTCTGAAAGGGGCATTCACTGGGTCGTTTAACCAAATCTTCATCTTATCTTGGTTTCCCCATACACCTTCTCTCATCATCTGTTCAACGAGAAGCATAGGTATCCTAGCTACTCTGTGGCTGAACTGTGAATCACCATCATATTGTGCTCGTCCACTCCGAGCTGAGTCGAATCTAAGAGCTGCATTATCGTCTGCAATCTGCTTTATTTCGCTGTCTGTTTGAGTTGAAACAGAAGTCAAGCTTCCATCTGCGTTCTCTATTAATTTGTTATATAGTGCCATATAGTTGTAAACCCCCAGTTGCCTGAGGGTCTAGTATTAGCTATTAACCAGTAGTGTATCTAATCTTACCGTTAGCTGCTTCGTTGCCACAGCGTAAGCCGTACTCAACTAACAACATCTTCTTATCAGAGTCACCATCTTTCGAGATGTCTACTGTTTGGAAGTCACGAAGATAATCAACAGACCACATATCATTCTGCAAGAAGTACACAACATCCTGGTCACAGAATCTATCCAACATAATGTTGAAAGTTCCGAAGTCAGAAACATATACGTCTACTGCGTTGTAGATTGATTTATTCTCATCAACAACTGATTGCGTCTGTGTAGCTCGACCAGACATAGCAGTGATTAACTTCTTATTAGTTGCACCTAATAGGATAGTTGATGGAGTACCACCAGCATTCCAGGTATTCTCAGCAACCGCTGTGATGTCGGCTTCGACAACCGCTGCGTGTGAACCTGAAGTACCAGCATCAGTCACGTTAGTGGTGATGAAGTTTGCTGCACCTCTGGTCTCACGAGCAGTACCTGAAGAACCAACTACAGCTGCGTTATCAGCTAATAGACTCATCTCCATATCACGCTTAAGCTCTTTAGAAGCCTTAGCTAACTGGTGTGCCATCTCAGACTTCTTACCAGCGTTGTTTACTTTATCTTGAGTTCCCGTAACTTCCACAACTTTCTTAGAAATTTGTGTGTAGTTATTGAGACGAGTAGTTGCAGTGGTTGCTGCAGCTCCTACTGCTGCTCCTTCAGCGTGATAGTTTGTCTTCACGGCTGTAGCTAAAGCATCAGTTTGCCACTCAAATTTAGTGTTAGAAACACTTCCCTTTTTGGTGATACTAGATAGAAACGGAGTTTCTGTTGGACTAATATCATAGATTACATCAGACAATTCCTCACGAATTGCTGTTGCATCATACGTTTCAAAGTTAGTAGGCATTACCTATTCTCCTTATATTGTAGCTCTGTTCATCAGAGCATATCATAAAATACGGAAGCTGCATCATCTTGATGTCCAGACTTCCTTAACCTTGCACGCTTCTTGTTTGCTTGGTCTTGAGCTGCTTCGGATTTAACCTTGCCTCTCCCAGCTTTTTGTACCTTAGGGACTTTCTTCACTGCTTTCTTTTTAGGCTTTAACTTAGTTGTTAACTTGTCAAACTCCATAGCTTTCTTAAGAATAAGAACACTACGGTGGTCTGCTAGTTGGTCAACTTCTTCAGGAGCATATCCTGAAGTAATAGCAAATTCCCTAATGTCATCTTTAACAGTGGATTCTTTATTGTCCCACTCAGGTAAAGCACTAACTAACTGGGCATACTGGTCTTGAACAAAGCTTGCTCTTTCCTGTGTAGCCTGTTGCTGCTGTTGTTGCTGCACAATCCGTTGTTGTTGTGAAGCATTCCTTACTTTATCCTGTGCATCTCGGTACTCATCTTTCTTAATCATATAAGCATATGGGTCTTCCTCTTTAAGGGTTTCCCAGTCAGTCTCATTAAGTTCTGAAAGCTTGGCTGCTTGTTGCTCTTTGAGCATCTGCAAACCGTTAGCGTACATATTTCTCTCTTGCTCTAGTGCTTTACGTTCAGATTGAATTGCTTCGTTTTCTTTACGTCCTTCAGCTAGTGCTTGAGATTTACGAGTATAGTCAGATTGTCTTTGATAACCAGCTTTGAGTTCTTCAAGGTTTACATCGTATTCTTCCCCGTCTACTTTGATAGTATATACAGGGTCTGCAACTTCTTCCTCTTCCTCTCCGCTTTCTTCTTCTTCCTCTACTTCCTCAGTGGCTTCCTCTCCCGAGACCTCTTTGGTTTCAACTTCATCTTCCTCTATTGTTTCCTCAGCTGCTACTTCCTCGTTCTCGGTAGTTGCTTTGGTTTCCTCACTCGTAGGTTGGTCATTATCTGATTCCCACATATTAAGGATTTTATTCCCTGCTTCTTCAGCAGAGCCTATTTCCGCTCTTGACGGAATTGTGTTAACTTCTTGGGTGTTCTGTGCAGAATCCATTAGTCATCTCCCTTTAATTATAATTCATATCTGAATAGAATTCGTCTTGCCCTTCTGCAAGCTTACCAGTATCGAGTACAGATTTAATGTGTTGGTCTACTAAATCTAAACTCTTAATGGTAATATAAATTCTATCCCTCTCTACTTCCTCACTGATTTTAGTTTGTAATAACAAATCAATCAGATGTTCTTTTGTTGTATCAAAAGCTTCCTTATATAGAGGGTCATCAATAAGCCTTCTGGCGTTCTGACCCCTCTGTATATCCTTCCCTTTCTTCCCCATAACTTCTCCCTATGTTGGACCAATAGCTACTGGTCTTTTCTGCTCCCTTTCTAATATTAACTCTTGTTGTTTAAGAGCTAAGTCTGCTTTCTTAAGTTCTAATTCTTGTACCTTGATTTGCATATTAATCTGAGCTTCTGATGCTTTAAGTTCAAGCTCTTGCTGTGCTAGTTTTGCATCCAGTTCCATCTCTTTCTGTTTGAGAGCTGACTCAGTTTGTAGTTTCTGCATCTTAAGTTTAAGTTCTTCAGCTTTGAGTTGCATCTCTGCTTGCTTAGCTTGCTCCTCTGGACCAGGACCTTGACCTTGCACGTCTTGGTCTCCTGGGTCTGTGATGAAGTCATCCACATTACGCATACCCATAGCTCTAATCTGTTCAGCAACTAAGTTATATACGTTCTTAGGTTTAATCATCATACCAGCAGCAGGGTGTTGTGCAATCATCTGCATAGTCTGTGCTAACTGACCTAGGTGCATAAGGTTCATATCCTTATTACCAAAGCCTAGACCTACCTGAGCAGTACAATCCATCTTCTCTTTCCACTCAGCAGGATAAAGTGTAGTCCACTGATTGTTAAGTCTTACTAATTTCTCAGGTGATTCATATCTCTGTACGAGTTGGTAGACACTATTAGCCAGGTCCTTCATTCCTGTCTCAGCAAAGACTCTAGCTATTAGCTCAATCTTCTGTTGAGCTGCTGTCATTACTTGTGCTATACCTGTTGCGGTTTGGTGACTCTTAAGTGCACCCTCTCCGATTCCCATACTGTTCTTATTAACACCAGTTCTTTCTTCTCTAATACTATCTAGGTAGCCTA